CGCCTGCTCCATCTTTCCCATATCGCCTGCCGCTTTAGACACACTTGCACTTGCCGAAGACTTACCTCCTCCTGAAAGTAAATCTGTGAAAGCCTTAAAAGCATTGGCAAGAGACATTACTCTGCCTATAAGACCGTTTATCATTTTTACTACAGGTAATAATACATTTATAAGTCCTTGACCTATCGTGGCTTTAAGGGAATCGAATTGGAGCTTTAATATCCTAATTTGATTCGCCCAACTTCCAGATGTTCTCGCAAAGTCACCTTGGGTATCTTTTAATCCATCCATTACAAATCTATATCTGAGCATTACTTTTTCCTGCTCTGACATAGCATCTATAGATTGGGTAATTCCATTTCTCAGTGCGTATTCTTGCAAAGCAGCCTGAGACATATTAATACCAAACTCTCGAAGTGGAAGAAGTGTTCCGGTAAAAATAGATTGAAGTTTATCAAAAGCACTATCTTGGGATATGTTATAGAAAGATGCCACATCCCCGGCAAGAGACGCAATTCCCTCACTCATGTCATACGCCGCCTTTTCAGAAAAGCCCAAGGACTTTGACATGGCTCCTATAGTACCCATATACTTTTTAGCCATTGTTTCAGACAGTCCCAGATTTATGGCGGCTTCCTTTGCAAACTTATCCACCTGTGCAGACATGGATGTAAAAGTAACATCCACAACATTCTGTACTTCTGCAAGGTCTGAGCCTAAGTTTATACATGACTTACCAAAGTCAACCAAGGCTTTTACTGAAAAAGCTGCAGCTATAGCAAGACCGGCTTTTTTAGCCATATCACCTATACCGCTTAATTGTTTGTCAAAGCCTGATCTGTTAAGTTCTAAATCAAGCTGTATTGAACCTGCGCTGCTTCCTGCCATTTACTCACCTCCTGCCATTGCAATAAAAGCCTCCTTGAAACCGTCCAGCACACTCTTCATATCCTCATCAGTCCTGGTCTGTGCTTGCCTCTTTTTCCAATTATTTCTTATCCTGTGTTGTTCAGGTGTAAAGTTTTTCAGTATGTTTTTATCATTTTCAGCTCTTATAGCCACAACTCTACCTAAAGCCGTTTCCGAAGATATACCTGCTAATAGCGCTCTAAATTCATCCCATTGCATATCTTTAAATTCTTTATGCATTAATCTGACCCCGTATTGTGATAAAAAAGAGGACACGATTAAATCGTAGTCCTCGAATAAATCATAATAGGGGTCTACTCTTCCCCCTCTTTATTACTATTTCCCTTTATGAATGACATAGCAGACTTTACAACGATTAAGAAATCACTAAAATCAAGATTTAATGACTCTATTTTTTCTCTGTTTTCTTCTGAAAACAGCAGCTCATAGGACTTTAATATAGTCAATGATTCTGAACTTTCTTCATCGTTGATAACTTTCATAAACTTAAGTACTGTAGGAGCGTCTGTATTAACTTCTATCTCTACGCCCCTTACGATAAGTTTGGGATTTCCCTCAAAACTCAGTTTATCTGTAATATCTATTGTTTTGCTCATTTAGTTCCTCCTATACTGACGGTGTTACTGTAGGCTTGCCGTTACTTATTACATCAAACTCAAGTGGTGCGACATTTGTTGAGTCTCCTGCACCCATGTTCTTGACATCAAATACTGCCATATCCCATTCCACTGTAGTACCGTCCGGAAATATCCAGCAAAAATACCCTTCTGAGTCTCTGCCGTTGGTAAATGCCTTCTTAGCTATAAAGTCATTACCTGTATCCCCTTTGTTTCTCTTACCGTTTATAGTAATTGTGACAGCCTTTGCGGTCATTAATGCCCTCTGCCATCCTTTATGTTCCATAGGTGTCCAGTTTTCCACACCGTTACTGAAAGACACTGAAAAGGTCTCCATATCGGCTATGGTTGTGGCACTTGACTTTTCAGCACCTACTTTGAACTGATTTTCATAAACCGGATATACTCCTGTTTGTGCCATTTCTTATTCCTCTCTTTCATAGTAAATATCGCACCATATGACATATTCATAGATGCCGTTGTCGTCTGTATCTACACTTTGCGGCTCATTCATACCCATCAGTATAAACTTACCTTTTAGTGTGCCTATATTAAAATCTCTTTGATTTTGTAAAAGATTAAAAAGCTTTATTGCTGCTTTCTCTGTATCCCTTGGGCTTTTATTCCAGTGGACAAGTATTGATATCTGTTTAATTCCGAAACTCTTTAATTTCAAACCGCCCAAAGGAATTGATTGAGCTGTGTTTACTTTACGGTTATATACTCCTATTGACTTATCCTTTTTATCTTCAAGCTTTCCGCTATATACATACTCATCTACAACAAAACCTAAAGAGGCTACAAAATCTCTTACATCTGATAAAAGTACCATTATGTACCTCCTATAGATCTATAAAGCCTTGCGAATGCCTTTCTTGCAAAATCTTTTTTATCTCCTGTAAGGTAAGGTTCAAACCAGGCTGCACCTGCATTAGCATGAAAAGCTTTATTAAAATTATATTCCGGATGATAATAAAGCCTTCTTGCGTACGGAGTACTGTTTACCAAACTCACCAAACCTCTTCTTGAATCCTCATAATCTGTAAAAAATTGTTCTCCCGATAAAGCACCTGTACGCATTGGTACCGTTTCAGCTTGCCCAATATCGGTATGCACAGCTTCCATAGTCATTTCCAATGCTTTTACAGCCGATTCACTTAGCTGTTTAATTCTTATATGGTTCATTTTTACATTAACACCCATACTTACACCAAATCCAATCTTGTATAATTAACAGTACCGTCAGGATTTCTAGCCTTAAATCCTTGAAATATCCTCCTTTTTACTCCTAACACTTCCACACTTCCACCTGAAAATGTAGGAAGTTCAGGATAAATATCGCCAACAAATAAAGCACTTCCCGATAGTTGTACCAGCTTCTTTTCTGCGGTTAGTACAGTCTTTGCACTATCCTGATAATTGCATTTAAGATTTAAAGTAATAGAAGGAAGCGGCTCACCGTATTTGGTAAGCCCTTCCCTCTCTAAAGTAACTTTTATATCTGTTTTGCAAAAACGCTTATCGACTAATACCGGATATCTCATACTCCCACCAATCTGCTTGTCAAACCTGTTTGACTTAGCAAGCTATATAAGTCCTTTTTTATAGCCACGCCTTTATCAGCATATACATTCCAGCTACTGCCGCTAAACTGCATTGATACTCCGTTTATGCTGTATCCTTGCAAAACTGTATCTATAATATCGGCATTTTCATATTCAAAGTCCGCCTGTCTGCATATAACTTCTTTTATAATATCCTGCTGAAATACTGTCAGGTTATCAAATCCTTTAGACATAATGCGGTTGAAAGTAAGTGAATCTATGTGTCTTGAAGCTTGTATCAGCATACCCTTTAAGGCTTCATCGGGTATGCCGCTACCTTCGTATACTGTTTTATAAAATTCTTTATCAACATACCCTGCATAAGCCATACTTACTTCTTGCCTTCCTTGTCAGGCTTGACCTCTTCTTTTTCAGACTTATCTTCCTGTTTTATACTTGATTTAAGCTGAGCTTCAAGCTCTTTAATTCTTTCAAGTGCTTGGTTATGCTCCTCAAGACTCACCATTTTACCTCTGCCATACTCTATGATATCACCATTTTCATCAACGATATCAAAGCCGGTATCTATGTAATGCTGCTTTGACTCGTTAGTAACGGTATACTCTTTATTATCTTTTATTGCCTTCACTTACTCCACCTCCTATGCCTGTGTATTCATGGCACAACCTGCCACTTTCTTTTCCAGCAGGAACAAATCTCCATAGTTTCTGTTCTGATAGATGTAGCCGTCAGCGGTTCTTGAGTCAGTGCCCGGAGTAAAGAGCTTGATATAGCTATACTTATCTCTTGCAATAACACAAGAAGGATGTATAAGTATAAAATTGATTTGCTTTGCGGCACTTCCCGGCTTACATCCGTCTGTAAAATCATAAACCGTCTTCATTCTTGAAGATGGTACCTTCTTTATCCGTACATCATCTAAAGAATGTACGGTTCTGACTATCTTATTAGGAGCGGATACGGACATTACTCTTTGTATTCCTTCCGCTTCCTTGATTATCTTAGCCATAGCAGGTGTTACATAAAGTATTCTGCCCTCTTCTGGAACGGATGCCTCATCCATTCTTGACATCTCCTCATCAAATGCCTCAAGGAAGTTAGCCACAGTAATAACTGTATGGTCTATTCTTCCGGAATAGGTAGTAAGTTCTGAAAAAAGCTTTGAAAACCTGTAACTGTCCTTTTCCGGTATTGCCTGCTCTGTTTCAAAAGTATGCTGTATGTTTGCTACAGACAAGGTAAGGTTTGTCTCTTCTATATCCATAGGATCTATAAAAAGCTCTATATCCCTGTCATGGGTAAGCTTCTTAGCCTCCCAATCATTACTGAGCGTACCTGCATTAAACCCTATGTTTCTTGTGTGGTCTTTATAACCTGATACACTCATTCTGGGAAGCTTTATAGTTTGTGCATTTATAAATGTTACTCCCTGATTACTTTGAGTAAGCTCATCTGAGCAAAGTTCCTTTTTATAAACTTCCTGTAACAAGTTTGAAAATGTTTCTGCGTAATTGTAAACTGCCATTTAATTTATTCCTTTCTGTTTTTACTTAAGCCCGAATGCCGCTCTTAAAGCTGCATCATCTGCTTGACCGTCTCCTGTACTTCCGGTACCAACCTGTATAAATCCGCCGGCTTGAGCCTGTGAGGGTTTTAATCCCGGTATATCCTCAAGAACCTTTGATATGGCTGCTTTAACTGTTTCCTGATTTATCTTACCGTCCTGACCTAACACACTTGATAAGTCAGCCATCTTGATTACATAAGGTGCGGTCTTAATATCAACTCCTAAGCCTAATACCTCAAATAAAGCTGTTTTTTCTATTTCAGCTTTTAATGCCTGCTGCTTATATGTATCCAGTTCCCCCTTAAGAGCCGTTACATCCGGTTGGTTTGCTGCCTTTTGCTGCTTAAATGCCGTTATAGCCTGATCAAGCTCTTCCTGACTAAGTCCCTGTTGCTTAAAGTAAGCTTTTAAGGCTGTATCTTCTTTAGCTGCCAAGGTACCGTTTAACATCTGCTGTATCTTGTCATAATCAATAGTCGGTGTCTGACTGTTTTGTGCTGCGTTGCTTTGATTTTGAGCTTGGCTATTAGATGTTTGCTGTTGGCTCTGGTTATTGTTTTGATTATTTTCCATTATTTATTGCTCCTTTCCATTTTCAGTGTGTCCCACTTGATACTTCCGTTTTCATAGGTGTCGCCTGCCACGCACCTTTTAGAGCCTTATCGTGTTTGGGCATTAAAAAAGAACGCTTATGCGTCCTTAGGCTGTTTGGTCTCTATTTTTTCTACAACTTTATACTCATTAAGCACCTTAAATCTTTCCTCTGTAACTTCCAATATATCTCCGACACTTCTTAGAATGTTATCGGCTGTAGAGTCGTAAAATCTACTTATGACCTTTACTTTTATAGTAATCACCCCTTTCTATGTATTAAAAAAGCACCTTATACTTCATAAAGTGCTTTAAGACGACCTTCTTTTTTTAATTGTTCAACTTCTTCAGGTGTTAACATTCTGATGCCAATTTTCTCTTCAACCAATGCTTTCCTGTATTCTTCGTATTCCTTTTTTGTAGCTTCTTTTCTTCTTTTCATTTACAATAATTCTTTTTCCAAATCAAAATCAAGACCGATATCTTTTAAGTCTAAATCTCTTGCTTCTAATTCAGTTCTTAAAATATCTAAAACTTCATAATAAGCCAACGCTCTTCCGTCCTTGAAGCTGTCAGTCTTGTCTTCTTTTGCTTCACCTGCTGCTTCTTTAGCTCTCTCAACTATTCTTGTAACTATGTACCCAATTCCTTCAACGCTAATTTGGTTTGTCATAATACTTCTCCCCTTTCTTTTAATTCATCAATCCTATTTTGAATTGACTCTTTGAAATTCGAGATTTCTTTTTGCCAATGCTTTATTAGTCCTTGCTGTCTCCTCGGGTCTTTTGTTTCCCAATCCGGACAGTGACTGATTGGATTTTCGATATAATGCTCATGCTCTGCTATTCTCTTTTCAAAATTTCTTATAGATCTTCTCAATGAATTCGAACTTTGATTTTTAAGATCTTTTTCAGCAAATAATTGCAAATCCATAGGTAGGAAAGAACCTTCTGTGTCATCTATTATAGCATTTTTAATACGATTTACAACAACTTGATTCCATTCATTTAATTTTCTCTCATATTTATATGCATTACCCTCATCCAGTGAATTTCCAGCAAGTCTTGTATACTTCTTTACTTGCCTATCAGCATAGTTTACAAGTTGTTCTTGCCTGTAATCTTCCTCAATCTCTTTTAGTTCTCTTCTTGAAAACCTAGTCTCGGAATTATCATCAAGCATAGGAAAATAAGTACTGTGGCTATCTTTACAGTTTGGATGATAAAATCCATCTTGCATGGCTGAACTTAATAACATATAAGGTCCGTCTGTAGGTTTACCTCCGCTCCACACATCATCGATCATCACCTTGCCCACAAAGGGCATACATAAAGGACAAGCACCGTTTCTTTTATTGACTATGACCGTACTTATACCCCATTCCTGCCTTTTAGCACCTTCCCCTTGTAAATATGCCCTTTTATTTGCAGTCCTTATAGCCATTCTAGCGTAGTTAGCCAGTGTATGCCTTGCGCCGTTTGTATATTGAACACAATTAAGTCCTGACGACAACATATCCTTTGTAGCCATATCAACTGCTTGTTCATAAGTACCTGCACCTGTATTGGCATATACTTGAGCATTGAATATAGCTTTTCTATACTGATCGTTTGCCATTCTGAGTATTGCAGTCTCAGCTTTATTCATGTCCTTTACTGTTGCCTGTATAAGTGCATCCAGTTTTCTTTCATTGACCCTGAAAAATAAACCGTTTAAGGCTTCACTTGATTTCTGTGCAAAGAAACCCTTTTTAATCGCGTCAAGTATTTTTATCTCTTCAGACATATAGCCCCTGCGATTTGCCTGTCTTATCAGCAACTCAATCTTGTTGTTTATATCCTTAAACTGCCCTTTATACTTCTTAGCATTAAGTCTTTTATACCTTTCAAGCTGTTTCAGTTGCAAAGCTTGCCACATTTCCCAGTTATAGCCTTCTTTTAATTCTTCTGCTCTGTGCCTGTCCATATTCCGAATCATAGAGTTGATAAGTTCGGTTTCTATTCTATCAAATGCAGCACCTACATCATAATCCATTGCTGTATACCTTAAATCCTGACTGCTTAAAGCCCCTTATAAGTTCTTTAAGCTTAGTTTTGCTGTAAACTGTATCATTCCTTAGCTCTGCATACCCTGCCTTTTCTATCGCATATACACCGCTAGGTACTTGCTCCGCTGCCATTCTCAGTATCTGCTTGTACTGTAGGCGACTCATTTGGTATTGGTGGTTCATTATTGACACTATCATCTATCAGTACCCCCTTCATATTAAGCTCAGGCTCTTCAAGCTCAGCAATTCCTTGTTCTGCTTTAAGCCTTGCAACCTCTTCTTTCTTCCAATCATCATCCTTACTATCCCCATAAAGCTCATCTACAGATGCCTCTATACTCATGATGCCTCCTGTTTTAGCCTTGGATACTGTCTCGACCTGACTTTCAAAGCTTGGATTTGCATATTCTCCAAAGTTTACATCAACCTTGACTTCTTCCAAAGCAGTCCTGTTCAGTATGTTGTATGCATCAAAATGAGCCTGTATAACTCTTGGCAAAACTTTTTGTAAGGCTTTTACTATTGAACCTCTTGTATAAAGAGTAGCCTTTTCCTTTTCTCTTTGTGCCTCTGCATTATCAAGTTTCTTAACATCAATACCTAAGGTACTTGGGCTTATAATGCCCTGTAAACAAAGGTCTAAAGCCGTCACATATGATGCTAAGTAACTGTCATGAGGTATGTTTGGCTGTTCAGTGCTTATTTTACTGTCTGCCTTTTCTGACATATTCGCTTCCGTGGCTATATATCTGTTATCAAAAGCATTCGGCTTTATAAGTGCCCCTGTGTTTGGATCTCTTGGCAGCAGTCCTTCTGGGATGTATGTCTTTGCTCTGCCCGCTCTTAAAGCATCCATCCACTGACTCCATGCCTCGTCAAAAGCGTCAAAGTTATCAAGCTTGCCATCATCAAAGATTGAACCGCCTCTATTCGAATACTTCTTACTTGAATATATCTTTGCCGGAACCGCTAAGAGTATAGTCTTATCGAAAGTTACATCAATCATACTCTTTGTAACTTCAATACTGTTAAGCGGTACTTCTTCATTATCTAAGTACAGTTTATGGCTTATATATCCATAACCATATATCTCATGTAAAGTATAGTTTTTATGGTTCTCTTTGTAGGTAGCCTTAAAAACCACCTCTTTTACCCTGCCATATTGGTATTTATAGTCTACATATAAGCCTGACACCCATTCACACATAGGGTAAGGGCTGAAGTCCGTATCAATGACTATCTTCCAAGCACCATCACCTACATAAAGCATTTCCCTAAGTGCAGTATTAAGCTGCTCCAAAAATAGCTCTTCCTTATCCATTTCAGCCCAAAGGTTTTTATCTTTATCTAACTCAAAATCAAAGTCATTTAAGTCATTGAGAACTACATCCGTAAGCACTTTCACTATTAATCCGGGTAATCCTGTATGTACTTTTCTTATCTCCTGCCCCGGTGTACTTTTTGATGCCCAGAACTTGTATCTATCAGCATACTCAAGCAACTGACTATATAACTGCTCAAGTTCGTTGCTGTCCCCTCTGTACCATATCTTGTTTCTGATAGCATTGGTTTCAAAGTCTATACTATCTATTATTTTTATTGTGTAAGGGTCTGCCGGCTGTATATCAAGCCAGCTTCTTATACTCTTTTTAATAGTCTCCATTATCCTCATCTTCTCTCTCTTTCTCCTCAAAACCTATAAGTAATGTATAAGGCATCCATGAATACTGACTTGCATTTATAGTGTGGTCATTGGCATCTTCAGGCTCGTCCTTATCTTCTTTCCAACTATAGGTATCAAGCTCCTTAAGGTGTTCCGTGCAGTCCTCACATACCAAATAGGAGCCTTGCTGTATCCAGCCAAGCATAAGATTTATACGGTCTATAATCTTCATAGCCTTGTAGGCGTTATTAAATTTATATATAGAACCGTTAAGCCTTTTATACTTCTTAAGCTCTGTTATAGTCGCTTGGTCTGCACTATCTATGAACACATCCCTTACTGTGCCCCAGTTATCCTTATTCTTATCAAGGAAATTAATAAACTTACGCACTGTATCAGATGGTGCTAAGGGTGTATCAAGATTTGCATTGTTATAAACCTTTTCGCTGAGTGTTATGACTTTGCGACACTTCGTAATCCCTTGAAATATCATTGCTATGGTATCAGGGCTTTTACTTGAATATGCCGTATCCAGTGCTGCACTGAACTTTCTAAACTCGTACTTCTTAGCTTCAGCAACGCTTATCACATGCTTTTTTCTGTCAAAGTTTGGGAATATCAAGCCAGTAGCTTTACCCCTCAAGCCTTGGATTTTGTTTTTCCAAATCTTAGTACCTTTAGGGGTATTGGTAAGGATTGTATCCAATTTTTCTTTACTAAGTCCAAGATTATCAGCAAAAGAAAAGAACCAATGTACCCACCCGGTCTTTGGTTCTTCTTTTAGTTCTTCAAGTATTTCTTCAGGTGTATCATCTTTCCACTTTTCAAGTGGTCTTGCACAGTTTATATACTCTTTATAAATTGGTAAGTTAGGGTCATCTGGATTAAGCGTAGCCATTAAGTAATCACACCTCATAGCCGCTTCCCTGACAAAATCTATATCGGCTGTGTTAATCTCATCTATATACAGGCAGCCATACTGCCCTCCCAGTGCCTTCTGCCACTTCTGTTTATCTCCATAACCCAGTACATATATGATTTTTTCGCCCTTATTTGTATCGAGGTATATATGTGGTATTTTATTATCCTTTGTTCCGTTTCCATTGTATGTTACAAGCTCTCCAAATACCTCAAGTATGCATAAATCCTTAGCTATTATGTTTTTTTCTGCAGTGCCTGTGTCCTTGGCAGCTATGATATGAAGTTTTTTATCGCTATCAGCAACCTTAAGAATGAACTTATATATACCGACAGTAGTTTTACCTGCGTATGTAGTACCTTCAAGAAATTCGACCGGTGCTTGACATCTTATAAAAGCCTTATACTTCTTTGAAAATAGTAAGTCCGGCATAATTAATCCTCTTTCATCTGCCTTATCAATTCATCAAGCTTAGATTTTTCAATATCTTTTGTTGATACATTAGTGTCCATCTTAGCACTGTATCCATACTTACCCATCCATAAGTTTGCAAGTTGTGAGGGTATCACTCCTAGTTCAAACTTTTCTCTTGCATCAACTTCACATTCCTCTCTTATGCGTGTAACAATGTCCGAATACCTCTCATCTTCTGCATAAGTACTGTAGAATATCGACCTTGGAATACTGATAAACACACAAAACCCTTCAATTGTATAAGTTATACTTTTTCTAAGTTCAGCACTTACAAATTCGCTATTTTTAGAACTAAAATCGTGGGCAAGCACTGTCTTATTATCACAGTGATTTTTATAATCTTCCCACATAAGTTCTAAAGACTTCGCTGTTTTTATTTTTCTAGGTCTGCCCATGATTTTCACCCCTTTCTTTTTTTTAGCAAACAAAAAAGACAGCCTGCTGACTGCCTTTCTTGTGCCCAAAGTATTGATATATCTGTAAGGAGGTTTTATGTCCTGCGGATTTTCCTTAAAATCCACTTACATAATATCACAGAACCATAGTGAATAAACATGAATTAACATGAACTTTAATGCATTATTTTAAAATTTTTTTTCAAATTCCTTTAACGCTTTACCATGTAATATATAAATCCACCTCAGCGACATATCGGTCAACTCTGCCACCTCTTCGAAAGTTTTGTTTGATAAGTAATACATTGATAATACAATTTTATATTTATCATTAGAAATCCTGTTTATCTTATTCCCTGCTTCTTCTCTTAATTCAACAAGTTTATCTATATCTTTGTTTATAAGCTCCTCAAGCTCCACCAGCCTTACAACCACATCATCCATTTTATTTCTGGAACTTGTCTGTACTTTCTCAGATAAACTTACTGTGGTTTTTTCAGCTATTGTTCTTATCTGTTCCCGCTCAAGCAGCTTAGCATTTATCCGGTTGTCTAGGTATTTTAGCTGCCTGAGATACTCTTTAGCGGTCATTTATTCACCCCTTTCTTTAGCTTCGTTATTTTCAAAAAGCATCAATTCTTTTGCTTTATTGCTGAATTCTTTAGACACTTCAAAGCCGTAAGAATTCCTATTAAGCTCCATTGCAGCCCTTAGTGTTGTACCACTTCCGGCTACAGGGTCTATTACTATATCTCCCTCATCTGTGAATATTTCTATAAGTCTTTTTAGCAAGCTTACAGGCTTTTGTGCCGGATGTATCTTCGGGTATTGCTTAGCATTATCTCTCTTCCACTCAAACCAGTTAAATATCATTTTACCTTCGTTGTTAAACTTAGGTAATTTATCTCTGTATAAGATTAAACCATATTCAGTAGCTCCGCATATTCTCATGTTAGCTTTTAATACTTGAGGACTGTAATTCTTTACAAACACAAGCGGAATGTGATTTTTAAACCCATGTTTTTTAGCGTATTCTATTACTGTTTGTATCTGCTGAAACGAACAAAATACTATCATGCATGGAGCTTTTCCTCGTTCTTTAGGCTCTTTCTTAAGCAATCTGTTGCAAAAATGAAAGTATTCAGCAATATTAAAATTAAAGTCAGTGTTAAAAGCCGCCTTTCCTGCAAGCTTACTTTCTCCATTCTTGTTATCACCACCTTTATACCACATAGGATTTGAACCATAAAAATTATTGCCTATGTTGTAAGGTATATCGGCTATTACAAGCTGTGCTTTCTGTATTCCATATCTTTTGTAGTTCTGAAAATTGTCATTATATAACTCACACTTTATCTGTCTTTCTTTATTCATTTTTCAATCAAGGAGCCGATTAATCTTTACGCCGGCAAGCTCGTCTCCTTTCTATTATCTGTTTAATATTTATCTATAATACTGTTTATGCTTTCTAGTTCTTCAAGGCTCAGTAACCCGTATTGACCAGTACTCCAGCTAAAAAAATCTCTTACCTTCATCAACAACACATTAATCATATATTCCCCACTGTTCCGCCATTGCCTTTTGCTATCCCCTCAAAGGTCTTGCTTCTTACTGTTGATTTATTCTTTTGTCCTTGCACCTCATGCCAACAACCAGCTTTTCCGTTTGACCATCTACCATATATCTTTGCATTGTCGGGTTTCTGCAGGTCATTGGTTCTTAGGGGTTTAAGACCTTTAAGCCATAAGCAAGTCCTTTTTGTTACATAATTTTCTTTATCTTCTTCAGACTCTGCAAACTGGTAGGGTTCTATAATCTGATCCGGTCTTCTATAGACTGTACTCATTACCCCTACAGGGTTTTCTATTGCTATTTTTCCACAGCATGAATTTGCAAATTTCATGAAAAATTCTTGAGCTTGTATCCTCTTTTCTGTCCTCTTGTTAATATCTTCTAAAGAAGCACCTTTCAACGAGTGACTTCTTGTCGCTGCATTACTGAGATATGTGCAAGGCGGGTGGGCAATAATTAAGTCCCACTTATCGACCGTATGATAGGCACCATCTTGTGTAGAAAATGACACAGAACAATGCTCAAGTATTTTTAACACATCTTTTTGGATATGCCATTCCGGATGCCCACCATAACACTTTTCAATATCACAACTATAAGCTTCATGCCTTAATGCTCTAAACTCTTTGCAGACTGTTTGACTACACTCACACGCTATTAATACTTTCATTTCTTATCCTCTCCTGCTGCCTTTCAAGCTTATATATCATTATTTTGTATACATCATTAAAATACTCTGACTCATACTTACTGCCAGGGGCGTTATACATCATTAGCTGTAAAAGCATTACATGAACATCCGCCATTTCTTCAATTACTTCTTTTGACAGCCCATCTTTGTCTGCTAACAAATCCTTTTGCAAAGCAACTATCAACTCGGCTAATTCTTCAATAGCCTTAGCTTTTTGGTGTCGTAATCCGTAGTGCTTTAATACATATCTTGCTTCTTTGAATGGTAACAGCTCCATAGCTCCTCCTTACCCTTGATCATTTTCTTTAAATCGCTCTTCCAACTCGCCTAACAAAGCCTTGCATATATCTAATACTACAGGATACTGCTCACCTTGTTTTATCATAGATACGCATTCACTTATGCAGCATTCCCAATCCTTATCAGACATATTTCTTATCTTGTGCTTCCATTTGTTAAACCACACATTATAAGCCGTATGTATAAACCTGTTTAATTTATCATCAGGAATTGTCATTGCTCAAACTCCTAACACATATATATATGCCCGGGGTATCAGCATAGAATTTTTCTGTGATCTCTGAGACCACATAAGCATCATCCTTCCAATATCCAACAAGCGTCATACAGTCTTTTAATAATTTGATCATGTTGTCTGTATCCGGCTTTGTGGTTTTGTAATCACCATTCTTGTGTTTCCCTTTTGTGGGATAAAGCCACTTTGTGATAAGCTGTATAGGTTCCACCATAGGAGCGATTGGCTTATGAGGAGCTACTAAAGTCAGGAGCTTTAATCTTATGTTTTTTAATTCTTGCGGCTCATATGTTATCGGCTTACCATCTACTACATGTATCTTTTTTTGCTGATGAGTTTTTGTAGGCGGTATCATTGGTATAAAAAATTCAATCTTCATTTTCACCTCACTTTACTACTCTAAAGCGCTAAAGGGACAAACTTTTTAATTTGTCATTCTTTTACAGGGACAGGGTTACAGATATGAGGGGGAGTCTTAACGACCCCCTCATCTGTTCCTGTTCCTGTAAGGGACAAATATATATATTATATATATATCTGTCCCTGTCCCTGTCCCTCGTCATTTTTGCCAATCGGGACAAGGACAGATATATAATTTGTCCCTGTCCCTCTATACAAAATGCACAATAAAAATCCCTAGGGACAATAGGGACAGACAATTGTCCCTCTGTTTTGTCCCTATTTTTCATAGTCAAATTGTAGGGACAAATGTGTTTTGTCCTTTTTGTCCCTGTTACATTTGCACAAAAAGAACTGTATTTTTTATTAGTTGTAAAATTATCAATGTGCTTTTATTTTCTTAAGGGACAACCTAGGGACAATTGTCCCTCGAATTGTCCCTAAGGATTTTTTTCTATTCTTTCTTGATGATAAAACCATTTTCTATGGTGAAATCATCTTTCAAATCCTTAGTAATGTATCTTCTGATGCTTTTTTCACTTATCCCTATAAGCCCGGCAACATCTTCTATTTTTGCCTTACTTTCAGCTTGAAGCTCCTTAAATGCTCCCAGTACAGCTTCTAAATTATTGCCTTTTCTTCCTTTTTGACCTTCTGACATTTTTTGTTTATAGCCCTTACCGGGTAAGCTTTCGTCCTTGATATCAGCCAATATACCTGTTTCATCTACTCTATGTATCGGATAATCAAACCATAGATTTACCGGCTCAAACCTTGCAAATTCCCTTAATGTGCCTTCTATTCTCCAAGCTGACTTGGATCGTATCTTTACTTGTTCGTTGGCTACATACTCTCCTAACACTTCCATTTGGTCAAAATTAAGCTTGCCTGAAGCATAATCATACATCTGTGTAGGACTTAGCCTGTCATCCTGACCGACATCATCCTGCCAATTACTTATATACTTATCTAAAGCTTTCTCTATACCTTTAATTTTGGCTTTTGCTGCTTCTGCTTTTCTTATATTGTCATTAAGTTCAAGTTCTACAAGGTCTATAAGTGCATCTGGATCTCTTGCAAATACTCCCGAACCACTAGCCCTATCCATAGACTTCTTACCGCTTTGTGAACCTTTTGAATGATGATGACAGTATATTGTAGCCGCTTTAAGAGAAGTACATATAAGGTCAAATTGATTGCAGAATTCAGCCATTTGATTAGCCGAATTCTCATCACCTGTTATGATCTTGTAAATCGGATCTATGATTATAGCGGTATAGTTTTTCTTTTCAGCACGCCTTATGAGCTTAGGGGCAAGCTTATCAAGCGGTACCGATTTACCTCTTAAATTCCATATATCTATATTACTTAAGTTAGTTGGAGTAACACCCATGGCAGCATATACATCCTTAAATCTGTGTAGACAGGAAGCCCTGTCAAGCTCCAAATTGACATATAATACTTTCCCCTTAGTACAGTTAAATCCAAGCCATTTATAGCCTTCTGCTATAGCTATAGTAAGCTGTATAAGTGCAAATGACTTTCCCGCCTTTGACGGTCCGGCTATAAGCATTTTATGCCCTTTTCTAAGTACATTTTCTATAAGACAATCAGCAAGCTGCGGCATATTGTCCCACACTTCACTTAAGTCTTCAGGATTGGGCAAATTATCATTAATGGCTTCTACCCATTCCTCCCATTCATTAAAACTTGATTTACCTATGTTGGTAGCTATTAAAAACTGCTTTGCTCCGTTCCTCACAACTCCGGGCATACGAGATAATCTTGAGGGATTTTTATTCTGTGTATCTATCTTTAATCCGTTCTTATCGCATATCTTATATAAGAAATCAACTCTTGCCTTATACTCTTGTAGATCCTTAGCCTGTATCTTTACAATGGCATGAAGTGATTTTTTGCCTGAATGTGTTAATGTAGCTATAGGCAACTCAAGCTCTTTCATAATTGCATATTGCTTTCCGATGCTTAAGCTGTCGGACTCTACTAATGCATATCTGAAATCACTTACATTATCATTTTTAATACCCTGACCGTCTAATGGATTAAACCTTATCCAAGCACCGGCTTGGGCATTACAATCTCCTATAACATAGCTTATGTCTTCACAGTTTTTAAGTTTTTCAATAAGTTCTTTAGCTGTTCTGTCCCAATGTCCTTTAGTCGGGCTAAGCCTTCCATCCATTTCATATACCGATGTAACATAGCCTACATTTTCATCAGGATGAAACAAGGTTTCTAAGTATTTTATAAGTTCAGCTTTAGGTTCCCAATTTTTAGGTTCAGGAATATCATGTTCTTCTATATAACCTTGATCTACTATAGTTTTTTCATCATCACGAGTAATAATGTCATCCCAATCAAGCGCATATCCGATACCTGAAGTTTCAGGAGTAAAACCACCCCTTACGGCATATTCGTATATAGTTCCTCCTGTTACCATATTTGAAGAACCATTGAATGTATCCCATTTTTTGTAACATTCACCGGTCTTATATCTACCATCGTTCTTACTCCAATTATCCCAATCATAGGCTGTAAGACCCTCTTTTTTTAATGCCATTCCGACATTTACCCATTCTTGATATGAAAGATCTGCCGGATTTATATAATTAAGCAATCCTTTTATATCCATATACTATATGACCTCTTTCGGACTGTATTTTGATGGCGCTATACCTGCCGGAACATGCCAACCGTTAGCTGCTATTCTGTCTATCAGATTTTTAGCTTGCCCAAACTCCCATGTTCCAACATGCCTGAATCCTTTTTGCTCCAAGAACCTTATCTGTTTCGGTGTAGTAAGCCCTGCTTCTCTTCTTTTATTTAATTTATCAAGTATCAAGCTTGCTTTTCCTGCACATTCTATTTCATCAGGGAATATACCGAACTTTTCTAAAGCTTTTACCTGCTCTTTTGAAGCCGGTTCCATTTCCCAACCGAATGCAGGCACATAACCGGATAGATCTTCTGCTTGTATACTCATTTCAAATTGTAACGGATCTACCAGCTTTTTCTTTTTTCTCTTCATTTCTTCAAGAGCTTTTGCCAGTGCTTCTTCTCTTTGAGCTACTACATCCTGAGCTGCTTCTTTTTCTATAGCTTCCAGATCCATAGCAACTCCCTGATTCTCTTCCAGCTTTTGTGTGACGATCTCTGCTACTTCTTCATTTTCACAGATAAGATGTGCCGGATGGCAAAGCTCATGTCTTTCAGTATGCCAAAGAAAATCAAGTAAAAGTAGATTTTCCTTACCCGGATAAAGTCTTGTTCCACGACCGACCATCTGACTATATAAGCTCCTTACCTTAGTTGGTCTAAGTATTATTACACAGTCTACAGACGGACAGTCCCAGCCTTCTGTAAGCAGCATGGAATTACATATAACATTGTATTTATTTTCATCAAAGTCTTTCAGTATTTCGGCTCTGTCATCACTGTTACCGTTAACTTCCGCTGCTCTAAAGCCTGCTTGATTAAGTAACTCCGTACACTTCTGACTTGTTTTAACTAACGGTAAAAACACTACCGTCTTTCGACCTTTACAGTAATTACTCATCTCTTTAGCTATCTGTTCCAAATAAGGATCTAAAGCTGTACCTAAGTCACCGGCTTTAAAATCTCCCGATTGCATAGCTACACCTGTCAGGTCTAATTTAAGCGGTATAGTAAGTGCTTTGATCGGACTTAAGTAACCTTCTTTAATAGCCTTTGGAAGCGTGTATTCATATGCCAATGTTTCAAAGTACTCACCTAGATTTTTCATATCACCTCTATCAGGTGTTGCTGTTACCCCTAACACATTGGCAGTATTAAAGTAATTAAGTACTCTTTGATAACTGTCTGATATACAATGATGGGCTTCATCTACTATAATCACATCAAAATGCTCATTACTGAATCTTGATAGTCTTTTTTCTTTTTGCAGTGTCTGTACACTTCCTACGGTTATCATAAACCATGAACCTATACAACTTTCTTCAGCCTTTTCTACAGAGCATATAAGCCCTGTAGATTTTCTTATCTTATCGGCTGCTTGTTCTAATAACTCTGCCCTATGAGCAAGTATTAAAACTCTTTTTCCCTTTTTAACCATATCTGCCGCAATCATAGCAAATACTATAGTTTTGCCACATCCGGTAGGTAGAACAAGTAAGGTCTTTTTATTCCCTTTATCCCATTCATCCTTTATCTTAGTACGTGCCTCTTCCTGATATGGTCTAAGTGTTATATTCATTTAAAACGCTCCTGCTTGATATGTTTTCAGCTCATGTGGCAAGAATGAGTCTACTCTGTTATTCTCCCTGCTATTGCCGTCTTTATCCGTATACTTATTGATGGTAAGTTTAAGTTTACCGGTAGCTCCTGTAACCTCATTCCACCTTGGTTTTAGCGGTTCACCTTTTTTCTTTTGTCCTATTGAAGTAAAGAATTGAGACAGTTTCCACTCCGCTTTACTGTTTAAGTAAAGTTTTTCCATAACATTACCTGACAAGCCTTCCTCGTTAGTTACTTTCAGATAGATAACCGCAACATTGCAGGCTGCCATCTTTTCACTGCCATCATATCTGGCTTTTTCCATCTTAGTAATACTAAATGAGTATTCTCCTTCCGGAAGAATTTCAAACTCTGATTCTTGTGAAATCTCATCATCCCAGTTCAGTTCATATCCTAAATTTGAATTATCTGACATTTTTTATATTATCCTTTCTTTTACTTGAATATAACTTCCGCTTCTTCTATCTGTTTTTGCATGACTTTTTTAACCTGTTCCCAAGCACCTATAAGAACACCTTGAACAAAGTCCTCAGGCATATCTTGTATAAGTGTATCTTTTGGGAAATACCCTTTTTCAAAGCAAGCGTCTTGTATGTTCCACTCATTAAAATCATCTTTTTCCATCAGATCAACAAGTGCTTTAGGTATATTCTCCTTCTTTGATAAAAACCTGTTAATTATCTTATTATCTTTCACTTCCTCATTAGCAGTAGGTTTCGGTAACTCTTCTTTAGCTGCTTCTTTAATCGTCTGTGGTGGTTCTTCTATAGGTTCATCTCTTACAATCGTTGTTTCTGCATTTTGCTGTTTTCTGACTGTCGTTTCTTCTTTTGGAACTTCTTCTGCTTTCGGCTGCATTTGTTCTTTTACACTTGTAGTAAATATGTGCCTTATAGCTTCAAAATCCATATCGATCTCTTCAGGCAAATCAAACCTGTTCTTAGCATCCCAACACACATGATGGGATGTGTACATTACTCTCTTTCCGCCTTGTGCTTTATTCTTGCCCTTTTGTGTACCTTGTCCGTCTACATTAACTACACTAGTCTTATAATTACAGAATAAGACCATATCAGCCCATTCTTTTACCAGTGGCGAGGTTTGAGAACTTGTCTTTTTACCAAGTTTAAGTTCCCATCTGTCATAGGCCCCCATCTCATCCGGCTGTTCAAACTTACGCATCTGAGCATGAGCAGTCAGTACTACATTTATACCTACATCTATTAT